AACCCGTGATGGTCTTGAAAAGAAACAAAGGGCTGTGGACTATTTAGGTGGTGCTTGTCAAGACTGTGGCGGGAAGTTTCCATTGCCTGTTTATGACTTTCATCACCTAGACCCCACGGAAAAAGAACATAACTTAGGAAATATCTTGCGTCGAAAGAATTTTTCTGAAATTGAGAAAGAACTATCAAAGTGTGTTCTTCTCTGCGCGAATTGCCATCGCATCCGTCACTTTGAAGGAGGTAAAAATGAAGTCAAATGATCCTAAGATTGCGCTAGTGGACGCTGATTTCCTTTAGCTTGTCTACCGTATTGGATTCAGTACGGAGGATGAGCCAGTCGGTATCGCTAAGGCACGATTAACGGAATGGTTAGAAGACTTTATCTATATCAATCTCAAGGCTGATCACTATCTAGCTTGGATTTCAGGTAAGTCTAACTTCCGTTATGACATTGCCAAGACAGTGCCCTACAAAGGCAACCGTAAGGATGCTGTGAAGCCTAAGCACTATGATGCCCTGCGGGAGCACTTAGTCAAGCGTCACGGTGCTATTCTGACGGTTGGTGAGGAAGCTGATGATACCGTAGCCATTGACTCCACTAAGCTCTTGGATGAGTGTTGGATTGTGCATGTGGATAAGGACTTGGATCAGCTTCAAGGATGGCACTATAACCCTGTGAAGGATGAGAGATACTATGTCGATGAGTTTACAGCGTACAAGTCGTTTGCAACGCAACTTCTCACTGGAGATAGGACTGACAATATCCCGTGCTTGGCGGGAATTGGCCCTAAAAAGGCTGAAAAAGCTCTTAAAGACGCGAAGACTCAAGAAGAGTTATTGGAAAGAGCGTGGGCCAAGTATGAAGAACTTGGACATACGATGGAGTATTTTACAGAACAGGGTCAACTTCTATGGTTAAGACGTTATGAAGGACAAATATGGCAAGTACCAAGCAAGTTGCAATTAAGCATGGCTGGCGCAGCGGACTCGAAGAGAGAGTAGCTGAACAACTGGATCAGTTAGGTGTAGAGTACACGTATGAGAAGCTTAAGTTGAAGTACATTCGACCTGCTTCTGAGCATGTATACACACCCGACTTCCAGATTTTGGCTAATGGCATCATCGTTGAGACTAAAGGTAGATTCTTACCTGCTGACCGTATGAAGCACATGATGGTGAAGAAACATAATCCAGATGTAGACATTAGGTTTGTGTTCAGCAACTCTAATGCTCGTATTAGTAAGGCATCTAAGACTACCTACGCTATGTGGTGTCGTAAGAACGGCTTCCTGTATGCCGATAAAACAATCCCTGAGGAGTGGATAAATGAGAGTTGAATTGATTAAAGAGAATGAAGATGGTAGTTCCAGTTATTCCTTTGACTTGACAGACGAGGAAGCTGAGTCACTGCTTCGTCACGGTATCCTAGAAGCTATCAAAGCAGGTATTCGTGAAGGCGATAAACTCAAGGTAGAGGGTGAAGATGTCGGTAGTTAAAACAGTATGGTCAACCCCTAACGGTGAAGACTTGATTGCGTACATGGCTCGGGTTTCAGCACCTGAGAACCAAGACAACAAAGAGACAGCACCTAGGCTTATCAAGTATCTGATCAAGCATAAGCACTGGAGTCCTTTGGAGATGGTGAACGTATGTATGGAGATTAACACTACACGAGATATAGCTCGGCAGATTCTCCGTCATCGTAGCTTTAGCTTCCAAGAGTTCTCACAGCGTTATGCTGTAGCTCAGGACTTTGAGTTCTCTAATGTACGTATGCAGGACACTAAGAACCGACAGAACTCACTGGAAACAGATGATGATTACTTGAAGAACTGGTGGAATGCTGCTCAACTTCGTGTACAATGTGATGCTGAGTTGGTCTACAAACGAGCCTTGGAGAAAGGTATCGCTAAGGAAGTAGCTCGTAAGCTATTGCCTGAAGGACTGACTATGAGTCGCTTGTACATGAATGGCACACTGCGTAGTTGGCTTCACTATGTAGATATTCGCTGTGATGTGGCTACGCAGAAAGAGCACCGAGAGGTGGCTGATCTGTGTAAGGCTGAGTTGGTTAAGTTATTTCCTAATGTGATGGAGGCTATGAATGGACGTACTGATTGATCCTCCTCGTGGTTGGATGTATGGCTTTCCTAAACTGCTTCCTAATCCTCCTCCTGAAAACATAGGGGAATGGTTAGTTGAGAAGGGTTATCCTCGGACGGAGATGGAATCTTATGGAGACTTCTTCTTCTGTCGGTACATTGAACAAACAAAAGGTAAACTGGAGGAATGATGCTAATTGAAGATTATCAAGAGCTAGCGTTTAAGACAGCACTAGAGTCAGCTAAGAACCCTGCTTACATGGTAGCTAATCTTACCTCTGAAGCAGGTGAAGTAGCAGGTAAGTATGCCAAGTGGATTCGTGATGGTGTCTTGGATGAGGTAGGTATGCAAAAGGAAGTAGGTGATGTCCTGTGGCAGATCGCAGGGTTGTCTACAGTGATGGGTTGGAGCTTGGCTGACTTGGCTAGCCAGAACTTACGTAAACTTGCAGCACGACAAACAAACAATACCTTGAGTGGTGAAGGAGATGAGCGATGACCAATAAATATGATGTTATGCAGTCCTATAGTTTTACCTATACAGACTGTGACGGTAAAGTACACAATAAGACAATCAGTACACCCGGAGCTACATGGCACGAGTGCATGGATGACTATGTGAAGTTCTTGGAGTCAGTGTTTGGTTATGCTATCAAGCATCAGGTACGGTTGGAACAACCCAAGTGGTTGGATGCGATGTATGAATATCATTCTGACTACCTTGATCCTTGGACTGGTGAGTACTTCGTTAAAGAGGATGAAGAGGAATGAGGATACTGTGTATTCCAGACACACAATGTAAACCAGATACCCCTACCGAGCACCTTGAGTGGGCAGGTAAGGCTATCTGTGAGTACAAACCTGATGTGGTTGTTCACCTAGGAGATCATTGGGACTTCCCTAGCCTGAGCAGCCACGACAAAGCCGGTAGCAAGTACTTTGAAGGTAAACGCTACCTAGCTGATGTTGAGGCAGGTAACAAAGGTATGGATATACTGTTAGCTCCGTTGAAGGCGATGCAGAAGACTCAGAAGGAGACCAAGCACAAGGTGTATAAACCTCGTATGGTGTTCCTAAAAGGCAACCATTGTCACCGACTGACACGAGCTGTACAGAATAATCCAATGCTTGAAGGACTGATGACCTATGAGCACTTGAACTTGAAGGATTGGGAAGTACATGAATTCTTAAAGCCTGTGTTCATTAACGGTGTTGGGTTTAACCATTATTGGCCTGTGGGAGTGATGGGTAGACCTGCTGCAAGTCCTGCTGCTATTATCAATAAACTACATATGTCCTGTGTCGCTGGTCACCAACAAGGCAAGGCTGTAGCTTATGGTAAACGAGCTGATGGAAGCAGTATCTGTGCTATCATTGCTGGTAGCTATTACCTACACGATGAAGACTACATGGATCAACTGAGTAACCGTCATTGGCGAGGTTTGGTTGTATTGAATGACGTTAAAGATGGTAGCTTCGATGAGATGTTCTTGTCGATAGAATATCTGCAAAGGAAATACAGTGGAAAACAAATGTAACAGTTGCTTCTATGCTTTTATGGATCGTGACTCGGAATCTCCTTGCATTATCTGCACAGGCTATTCTAACTATGTGAAAGGAAATGTGTATATGACTAGCCGTGCCTCTAAGCCTCTCAAAGAAGCTATTGATGATTGGTTCTATAACACTAATGGTATTTCTTCAGGGGATATGCACTTTGATGTGGTGAATAAACCTAAACACTATATGCTCTTCGAGGAAGAAGGCATTGAGGTTCGGGATGTCATCGAGAAACTGGTGAATAAGATTCCTCCGGTTTCTCGTGACTACGGTGGGTTATTCGTAGCTGACTACGTGCAGATGATGCAGTACTTGATGCGCTTCATGGACAAGAATGGTGTTGAGGACTTGAAGAAGGCTAAGTGGTATTTGGATAAACTGATTCAGGCGTATGATGATGAATCTGACGTTTGAAGAACTTAAAGAGAAGCTTCAACGAGTCGATGAAGTCACACTGCTGGAGCTGTTAGACATCCACAGTGATGACATCATCGAGCGCTTTGAAGATTACATTGAAGAGAAGCAAGAACAACTAACTAAGGAAATTTACTGATATGAGTTTTACAATGAGTCCCTATAATACATACATTGCCAAGAGCCGTTATGCTCGCTACTTGGACGATAAAGGTCGTCGTGAGCATTGGCCTGAGACAGTCTCTCGTTACTTTGACTTCATGGAGAAACACCTGAAGAAGAACCATGACTATACCTTGACAGGTGAACTGCGTGATAAGCTCCAGACAGCGGTAACTAACCTTGATGTTGTGCCTTCCATGCGTAGCATTATGACAGCGGGTGATGCGCTTGAGCGACAGAATATCGCAGGTTACAACTGCTCATACTTGCCTATTGATGACCCTAAAGGCTTCGATGAGGCTATGTATATCCTCTTGTGTGGTACAGGTGTTGGTTTCAGCGTGGAGCAGAAGTATGTTAACAAGTTGCCAGAGATTCCAGAGAAGCTGTATGACAGTAATACTGTGGTGGTCGTTAAAGACTCCAAAGAAGGATGGGCTAAAGCATTGCGACAAGTTATCTCCTTGCTATATGCTGGAGAAGCGCCTAAGTGGGACGTATCTGCTGTACGTGCGGCAGGGACTCGACTCAAGACTTTTGGTGGTCGTGCAAGTGGACCCGAACCGCTTGTCGAACTATTCAAGTATGTTGTTAACAAATTTAAAGCGGCATCAGGTCGCAAGCTCACTTCTCTCGAA